AAATCCAAAGAGGAGAAGGCACTCCATGATCTCAAACTGCGTGAAGCGGCGGCGAAGCGAAGTCTCACAGCAACTAAGAAAAAGATCAGTGCTTTAAATGGGGAAGAAGAAGACGTTCCCAGTGCGCCACCCAAACAGGGTCAGTTCAGCGATACGCTCGACTTCCAAGCACAACCAAAAGAAAAAGAGGTTGTCTTTAGCCCAAACCCCGGCCCCCAAACAGAATTTTTGGCGGCACCCGAAAGAGAAGTCCTCTACGGCGGAGCGGCCGGCGGAGGCAAATCGATGGGATTACTCGCAGATCCCCTCCGGTATTTTGGAAATCCTAACTTCAACGGACTCATCCTTAGACGTACCAACGATGAACTCAGAGAGCTTGTATGGAAGAGTCAAGAACTGTACCCGCAAGCGTACCCGGGAGCGAAATGGCAGGAAAAGAAAAGCCAGTGGGTATTCCCGAGTGGTGCACGTTTATGGATGACGTATCTTGAACGAGAAGAAGATGTTTTACGTTACCAAGGTCAAGCCTTTAGTTACATCGGCTTTGACGAACTTACTCAACACAGTACGCCGTTTGCATGGAATTATATGCGAAGCCGTCTCAGAACAACTGACCCGGATCTTCCTATATTCATGCGAGCTACTACTAACCCCGGTGGCCCGGGTCACCAGTGGGTTAAGCAGATGTTTATTGACCCATCTCCGCCAAATACGGCGTTTGCGGCAACAGACCTCGAAACAGGCGAAACATTAACTTACCCGGAACATCATGAGAAAGCTGGCATACCTCTATTCTTCAGACGGTTTATTCCTGCAACCCTCAAGGACAATCCGTATCTGTTCAAAGAGGGCAGTTATGAAGCCAACCTTCTCTCTCTTCCTGAAATGCAAAGACGCCAATTGCTGGAAGGTGATTGGGCAATTGCTGAAGGAGCGGCCTTCCCTGAGTTCAAACAGGGCGTACACGTTGTCGAACCTTTCGACATACCACACGATTGGCGGCGGTTTAGATCTTGTGATTTCGGCTACAGCTCATACTCGGCTGTTCACTGGTATGCCATTGACCCATCATGGGAAACTCTGATAGTATATAGGGAACTATACGTTAGTAAGCACACCGGTAAAGATTTAGCTAGGGCCATACTTGAGCTCGAACACGGTGAGAATTTACAGTATGGTATTCTTGACTCATCCTGTTGGCACAACAGAGGCCAAATAGGCCCGAGTATTGCAGAAGAAATGATTACGATGGGATGCCGTTGGCGTCCGAGTGATCGTTCTGCCGGAGCCCGAATAGCAGGGCGTAACAGACTTCATGAATTACTGAAGGTAGACGAAGAGACGGGAAGCCCCGGCATCGTGTTCTTCAATAACTGCCGACAGGCTATCGCAGATCTCCCTGTAATTCCCAATGACCCGAAGGGTGGGGAAGACATCGATCAGCGTTACAGAAGCGACCACGCATATGACAGCATTCGCTACGGAATAATGAGCCGGCCCCGGGCGGCATCTCCCTTCGATAGTTGGGGGAAGAAACCAGAGCCCATTTGGAAACCGGCAAGTATGAGATTTGGATATTAAAGCATGGCAATAGTAGATCGTCCCGAAGACATGGATATTGAAGATGGAGCTATAGGGTTAGCAGACGCCCAAGATCCCTCAGATGATTTTGAACTATCCGGCGTAGTCGGGTGGATTGAAAGCCGTTATAACAAATCTAAATCTTGGCGAGAAACAGATGAAACACGCTGGCTCCGCTCGTATCGAAACTACCGTGGTCTATATGGCCCCGATGTTCAGTTTACCGATACAGAAAAATCACAAGCATTTATTAAGATTACCAAAACTAAGGTATTGGCGGCATATGCTCAGATTGTTGATGTCCTTTTTGCAGGAAGCAAATTCCCCATCGGGGTTGAGTCTTCTAGCAAACCTGTTGGAATGGCAGGATCTGTCCATTTTGACCCACAGGAAGTAACCGAAGAAAAGATTGCAGAGGCAACGGGGGAACCTTCACGCCGGACAAATGCGACTACGGCACGTCCTGAGATCCTCGATAATCTGGGTGATATGGCTAATAAGCTGGAACGGGTAGAAGAGAACCTTCGCCCCGGGCCCGGCGTAACGCCAACAGCATTTACCTTTGAACCAGCTAAAGAAGCGGCCGTGAAGATGGAAAAGACCATCCACGACCAGCTTGAAGAGAGTGAAGCAAGTAAACACCTCAGAGCTGTAGCTTTTGAAATGAGTTTATTCGGAACGGGCATCGTCAAGGGCCCGTTTGCTCATATGAAAGAATACCCGAATTGGAATGACGAAGGTGAATACGACCCAGCTTTCCGCAACATTCCAAAGGTAGAGTCCGTTAGTATTTGGAATTTTTATCCTGATCCTGACGCACGAAGCATGAACGAGTCAGAATATGCTATTGAGAGACATAGACTGAACCGGACACAAATGAGGGCATTAAAGAAGCGTCCTTATTTCCGTGAGGAAGCCATTGAGCTGGCTATTGAGTACGGAGCAAATTACACCGCTGAATATTGGGAAGAGGCTCTAGAGGATAACAACACCTCTAGTGACGTTGACCGATTTGAGTGCCTTGAATATTGGGGCATTGTTGATGCTGATATTGCAGATGAAGCTGGCATTGATATCCCTGATGAGTTGGCTGATAACGACCAAATTCAGATTAACGCATGGGTATGTAACGGACAGATTTTACGTCTGGTACTAAATCCATTTACACCTAGCCGTATTCCATACCATGCGGTGCCATACGAATTGAATCCTTACAGCTTCTTTGGTGTTGGCCTCGCAGAAAACATGGAAGACACCCAAGAGATCATGAACGGGTTTATGCGGATGGCTGTCGATAACGCGGCATTGTCATCTAACCTGTTGATTGAGATAGACGAGACTAACCTCGTCCCCGGACAAGACCTATCTGTATATCCCGGCAAAGTGTTTCGCCGGCAAGCAGGGGCACCGGGTCAAGCTATCTTCGGCACCAAGTTTCCGAATGTCACAAATGAATGTCTAATGATGTTCGACAAGGCACGGCAACTATCCGATGAGTCCACAGGAATGCCGAGCTATGCACACGGTATTAGTGGTGTGATGGGTGTTGGAAGAACCGCTAGTGGGATGTCGATGTTGATGGGCGCGGCGGCACAAAACATTAAAGCCGTGGTACGGAATATCGATGACTACTTGTTGGCCCCTCTTGGAAGAAGCCTATTCAGTTTCAATATGCAGTTCAATTTTGACCCCGCAATACGGGGAAGTTTGGATGTTGTTGCTCGTGGTACTGAAAGTCTGATGCGTAACGAAGTACGCTCACAACGCTTGCTTCAATTCATGCAGATGACCGCTAACCCGGCTATGGCACCGTTTGTTAAGTACGACTACATCCTGAGAGAGCTTTCAGCGTCAATGGATCTAGATGAGGACAAGATCCTTAATGATCCACGCGAGGCGGCTATTCAGGCACAGATGATGGCGGAGATTGCCGCTATGATGCCACAACCACCGGGTGGTCAACAAGGCCCAGCGGAAGGGGCTGGCGTCCCATCAGCTAATGACCCTACCGGAACAGGTAATGGTAATATTGCACCGGGAATGGCACCCGAGCCGGGAGCCGCTGGATTTACTGGCGGTGGCGGCGGAGCCAACGGTGGACAACCACCCGCACCCGGGCCTGAAGGCGCAATTCAATAATGGATAAATCAAACGCAAGGGCTCTCCTACCGCTCGTTAATGATGTCGATAAGTATGATGTCTTGATGGGCTACCTAGATAGCCGGATCGAAACACTCCGTGGCTATCTTGAGAACACAAAAGAGTTCGAGAAAATAATTGATCTACAAGGGGCAATCGCGGAGATCCGCCGAATGAAGACCCTTCGGGAACAGGCTATTGAGGGAGCAAAATAGTGGCGGATATGATGACAACCAAGGGCCGTAAGGTCTATGAAGATAAAGAAACTGGTGAGAACTATTCTGAGCGTAGCATTACATTTGAAACAGACGATGGCTGGATAACAATCCCCTCTGTTGATGCTGAAGGTAATCAGATGTCTCAGGCAGAGCTTGAAAAATTCGTTGAAGAAAATGGCCCAGTAGATCCACTCACAGGTGAAGAACTTCCTTTGTTTGAAAGTGTTGAGGATGCTGAAAATTATGCCAAAGAGCGCAGTGATAATTTAATGCCTGAAACTGAAGAGGTGCCTGAAGGCTACCACACAATGCCAGACGGAACGATGATGAAGGATAGTGATCACGTTGAGATGTACCACGGCGGGATGGCTTGTGGTTGTGATGATTGTAGTGATGGGATGATGAGCCCAGATTCTATGGATTATCATATTGGTCATGATGAAGTGTCAGGTAATCCAATTCCACCCGGCTCCAACGCAATGAATGTCCGTGACGATATCCCCGCTGTACTCAGTGATGGTGAGTATGTCGTACCAGCCGATGTGGTTAGATATCACGGACTAAAAACTTTTATGGCTCTTAGGGATGAGGCGAAGCTTGGTCTGATGGCAATGCACTTTGAAGGGCAAATCCAGACCATCGATGACGAAAATGAATATGAAGAAGCTCCCACAGAACAAGAGGAATCCGATAGCGAAGAGCTTGCGGACACCGAAGTTCAGGCCGAAGACGGTGACGCCGAAGAAGGGCAAGGGGAGTTTCAAGAGGAATATGAAACACCAGAAGGCAATACAGTAGAGGTTGCATCTGGAACAATTGAAGAAGAACTGATGATGCCGGAATACGAAGAATATGACGAGGAAGAATACCCGTCAGATCCCGGTCAGTTCTCATATCGTCCGTCAATGTCTTTTGTCGTGATGAAACGCTAATTGCGCGGTAGGGCATACCCGCAAACCACCGGATTAGTGGCGTAGTTCAATTATAACTTAGCTAATCTGGTCTACTTTGAGGCCCCCATAGGAGAAATCATGGCTAAATATCAAGGCGCGTACCGCGAGGACGTGTATAATGAGGAGTCTGTTGGACAACAACAGCCCGAAGCAAATCTAAACGAAGCCCCGGCGGATAACGAAGAGGCTACTTTCAAAAAGCGTTACGGTGATCTTCGCCGGCATATGCAACAGCAAATGGCAAATAGAGATGCCCAACTTGCTGAAATGAAAAACCAACTCGACTCGGCTACGAAACAACAAATTAAGTTTCCAAAGTCTGAAGAAGAGGTAGCCGCATGGGCAAAGAAGTATCCCGATGTCGCTAATATTATCGACACAATCGCACAGAAGCGTGTTCAAGAAGCACTAACGGTTGGTGAACAAAAGCTCGAAGAAGTTAAAAACTTTGAGAGACAGGTGAAGCGAGAGAAGGCAGAAGCCGAGCTCCGCAAAACCCACCCCGATTTTGACAACATTCGTGCAAGTCGAGATTTTCATGATTGGGTAACTGAACAACCACAATATGTTCAGGACGCCCTTTATAAGAATAACACTGACGCTAAAGCCGCATCCCGCGCTATTGATTTATATAAAGCGGATAAAGGCATTAAGCGTAAGCGTAAAAGTGATAGTTCTGCCGCACAGGCCGTAGGTCGGTCAGGTACAGCCGCCCCGTCCGGTGGCAGAGCAATGTTCAAAGAGAGCCAAATTGATAAGATGACAGCCGCCGAATACGAAAAAAATGAGACGGCAATCATGGAGTCAATCAAGAATGGCACCTTTGAATACGACTTATCTGGTGGAGCTCGTTAAAACGCCACTTGTAAAAGGTACAATACTTGTGGTATAACATCCTCAGTTATAGTAGAGCCGTTGCCTTTCAACCTACCTCTACAAAAACCCCCCAAAAACCAGAAGAACACTTCTAAGTTACCTGAAGCTGTCCGGCCCTTCCGCTAATTCACTATGGAAGATACCCGGTAAAGGTTCAGCCCTAAGAGAGAGTTTCCTCTGTTTAGTACCAGAAACCCCGACCTCACTAGTGGCGTAGTTCAGCTACTGTTCAACTAAATGAGGTTGTTTTTGCCTACTTAGCATCAAGGAGATGAATCATGGCATTTGCAAGCGCAGGGGGCTATGCAAACCTACCTAACGGTAACTTTAGCCCCGTCATTTACTCCCAGAAAGTCCAGAAGGCTTTCCGGAAGTCCTCAGTGGTAGAAGATATCACTAACACCGATTATATGGGTGAAATCGCCAACTACGGTGACTCAGTCCGTATCATCAAAGAACCTGAAATCACAGTCAGCTCATATGCACGAGGCACCGCTGTCGCCGCGCAAAATTTGAGTGACGCCGATTTCTCACTCATTGTCGATCAAGCGAACTACTATATGTTCAAATTGGACGATATTGAGCAAGCCCACTCCCACGTCAACTTCATGGATCTTGCTACGGATCGTGCCGCATATCGTTTGCGTGACACTTTCGATGCAGAGGTTCTCGGCTATCTTGCCGGTTGGGAAGACGATGGTTCCGGTGGATGGCAGAGACGTACCGCAGTAAACGGTACTAAAGCTGACTCAACCGCCGGTAATGACGAACTTTTGGCCGCAAACTCACTCGATATCACCGACTTTGGTGGATCTGATTTGGGTGTTGCTTCCGAAGTAACTTCTATCCCTGTAGCCGCTGGCGGCGGTGCATCTGGTATCAGTTCTCCACTGGAGATCCTGAACCGTATGGCCCGTCTAATGGATCAGGCAAACGTAGATACCGCAGATCGTTGGTTTGTAGCCGACCCTGTCTTCTACGAAATCCTGATGGATGAAGACTCGAAGTTCGTTAACGCTGATTTCGGCGGCGGTGAAGAGATCCGCAACGGCCGTGTTGGCGAAGGCTTGATCCGTGGCTTCCGTGTCTACAAGTCCAATAACCTTCCATACGAAGGCACTGGGCCGGGCACATCATTGTCCACAGGTTCTGAGACTAACTTCGGAATCGTAGTTGCTGGTCATCAGTCAGCCGTTGCTACTGCACAGCAGTTGAACAAGACTGAAGCCTACCGTGACCCAGACTCATTCGCGGACATCGTCCGTGGTATGCAGTTGTACGGCCGGAAGATCCTTCGTCCTGAAGCAATCATGACTGCGACTTACAACCTCGCATAAATAAACTGGGTAGCCTTTCGATTAGGGGGGCTACCCTTTTATGCTTTTTAATTTGAGAAAATGACCAGATGCCGAGTAACTACATCGATCTTACAAACGAGCTATTACGCCGTCTTAATGAGGTAGAAATCGCGCAAGCTGATTTTGGAACCACTCGTGGTGTTCAAGCTTTGGCTAAAGACTCAATCAAGGCGTCTATTTCAAAGATTAATCAGGCCGAATATGAATGGCCTTTTAATGCGGCTGAACACACACAGACGCTTTCAGTAGGTCAGGAAGAATATTCATGGCCCACATATTTTAAAGTAGCTGATTGGAATTCCTTCCAGCTTCAAAAAGATGCAAACCTCGGGATTGATCATACAACACTTCAGTTTATCTCCCGGGATGAGTGGTACAAAAGTTATCACGACAAAGACGATGATGCAGGGGTAACAGGTACAAGCGTACCCATTTATGTATTCCCCGGACATGGTAACGGATATGGTGTAAGCCCCAGCCCCGACAAAGCATATGGGCTAAAGTTTCGATACTACATGACAAACGTAGACCTAGTAGCCTACAACGATGAGTCCCGCATCCCAAATTCATACAACAACGTAATAATCGATGGTGCTTTGTACCATATGTATATGTTCCGAGATAACCCAGAGGCGGCAGGAGTTAGTGCACAGCTATTCCAGCAAGGGTTAAAAGAAATGCAGGGCATCCTGATAAACAAATACCAAAGCATCACTGATACCCGGATACACCGCCACCGTGGTCTTTCAAGCTCCCTATTGAGTACACGTTAAATGCCAGATCGCATTCAGTCCTACAAAGTTATTTGTGGTGGCGGATTGAATTCAAATGAGAACCATCTGGATCTCAGTGAAAACAACCCCGGGGCCGCAACCCGCCTCGTTAATTACGAGGTTAGCCTCTTTGGGGGCTATAGGCGTATCGAGGGATTTCAACCTTATAATTCAACATATCAAGAGGTTGATCCTACAAACGCTGAAGGCAAAATTTTATCGGTAGCTATTTTCAAAGACGATAACCTTAACGAGACAGTTATCATTGCCGCCCGTAAGGTAAAAAAATATACATTCACCGCAACGGCCGGACAAACCGCCTTCACTGGCGCAGATGATAATACCAGAACACTTACAGTTGCCAATCCGGCAGAAGTAGATGTCAGTCAGAATTCAAGTGACCTTAATATTACTTCTGACTATACTGTATCTGGTAATACTGTCACGTTAGCTTCCCCTGCAAGTGCAGGAGACACAGTTGTAATCGATACTAATCAATATGCTTTATATCGATATGCACCGGGTGGCTGGACTAAATACACCACAGGGTTAACGCACACAATGCGTGACACCTCACTTCAAGTTACCAAGTTAAGACACGTTAATTTTAATTTTGGTGATGGTAACAAGATTTGTTTTGTTGATGGTGTTAATAAAGCTTTTCTTTTTGATGGTGTTAATTGGCAAGAATTATCGAGCGGTAATTCAGGCGGATCATCAAGCCCGGGTGGGGCACAGTGTGTAGATGCGCCGTCATTGGTAGATGCCTTCGAGAACCATCTATTTCTTGGTGGGGATGCATTAAGTGAAGCAACGATTGCTTATAGCGCACCAAATGACCCCCTAGACTTTACGAGTGCAAACGGTTCAGGCCAGTTGGCTATTGGTTTTGATGTAGTCCAGTTTAAACCTTTCCGTGGTGATTTATTCGTATTCGGAACAAACGGCATTAAAAAAGTAAGCCCAGACCTTACAGCCGGATTTGTTCTTGACCAAGTAACAACCAATGTGGGCTGTATTGCCCGGGACAGTGTCCTTGAGATTGGTGGTGATCTGGTCTTCTTGGCCCCGGACGGACTTAGACCGGTGGCGGGTACAAGTAGGATTGGTGACGTTGAACTTGAAACTATTAGTAAAAGCATTCAACAACTTCTCGTAGATTTACCACGAGACTTTGACCTAGACAGCCTTAACGGCGTGGTCATTAGAAGCAAATCCCAGCTCCGTTATTTTATTGGTAATGATACGGATGCGGATACGACAGATAGCTTCGGAATTATTGGTGGTCTTAGATCCGCCGACCAG